CTTTCGAGCGCTTTAACCTTTGCTTCAATAGACTCAAAACGATTAAGGTTTAAAGGATCTCTTACCATGCGCCTAGGCTCTCTAATGTGTGACGGTCACGGTCTAAGCCTTCCGGCCGCCAGCCGGCGGCTTTCATGTCGTCAAATAGCTTTTCTACTTCGCGATATATCGCGCGCTCGGCGTCTGGCATAAACAGCAACGCGCTTATGGACAGTTTGTAAGGATTGCAAACCGATTGCGCCCCATACCATGCCGCACGCGCGATAGGATCTTTTGGCGGGTTCTTTAATAGACGGCCCTTGTGGGGGCCGTTCTTATAGCAGGCTTTATACAACGCCTGTCCGGCTTCTTCCGATATTACCATTGCTTTTCTCCCTAGGTTAAGCGGCTTTGCCGACACGAAAGCCGTGCAAGTTTATGACGATATCTTTGGCGCTTTTGCTTGTATTGCCGGCGCACAAGCCGCAACGGTCGCATGATGTGCGCGCGCCGTTTTCTTTAGCGGCCGGGCAGCCGATTTCAGTCGTCGTTTTAGTCTCGGCCGCGCGTTTGGCCCTAAACGTACGCCAGCCACAAGCGCTTGCCAGCAATTGATCTGATTCCGTCTCGCATGACGCCATGCATAGCAGCGCAAACGCCTGAAAGCGCGGGTCACGCCATTGATGGCTGTAACCCGTAATTTTAGCCGCTTTTAGAGTTGCGGCGCGCCAGATTTGAAACGGTGCGGCCGCGGGATCGCCATACGTTCCCAAACGAAAAGCGCGGCCGGCGAACAATTCCGGCAATATGGCCGGGTCATAGTCGACGCCCGGCTTGGCGTATCGGCCGCGCTCATATGCGCCATAGACGCTGGCGACTGATTTTGCCACGTCGACGTAACATTTGCCGCCCTTGAAAGGGCGTTGCGGGCAATCCCCGCAAACAGACTCATCTTGGCCGGTTTTCAGCGCGCGATAGGGATTTACATCGGCGCGAATAATAAACGTTTGAACCATTGCGCCGGTTTTGCTGTTACCGCTCGCCGTTTCGATGCGGTTAGCTATGACGACGACTGGCGCGCCGTCTATAGCGCTCGGCCCTTCGTACAAGATGACGCCTGTAAACCGATTGCGCTTGATGCTTTTGAGTAGGTCGTTTGCGTTGTCAAACATGATAAACCCCATCCTGATTAGGATCACTGTGGATATGTTATCTTTGCGCTGATTTGTGGATACTGTCAAATACTTTTTTACGAATAGTTGCGGATCGTCGTCGGATCGTCGGACAACGTGGCGTTGAATGCGAGGCGCTGCTTGAAAACGTCATATCGTCATGAGAGTTGTTATAGGGAGTTTTAGAATAAATGTAAACATAATAGTATAGGGACTGCAAAAGTTTTCAGCGACCGAAAACGTCATGGCAATCCGACGATCCGACGTTTTTTGCCCCGCGTCGTCCAGGCGCAAACACTCTGCATGAACCTGGATCGTCATGACGATCCGACGTTTTGCTGGCGCGTGTTCGAACCTTCCAAGTGCATGACGATACGACGATCGTATGTCAACTTAATGTAATGCTTTAAGTCTACATTCAATCTACATCTGAGCCGTTGACATTCGGCTGGCAATGTAAACAGGGAGGGGGCTGGGCCTTGGGATCTCCTTTAAGAAATACGCAGCCATCACGAACAATTTTTTTTAGTTAAAATTTTTTTATTTTTTGTTAGATGACGCAATTTAAGTAACATGCTAAAAAGTTTATTATGTTCGAATCTCTTCCATACGAGCCGCGCAAAATAGAGGCGACGGAAGCCGTCCTAGAGCGCATCTATCTCGCCGCCCGCAAAGGGCTGAAGGGCGACACGCTCGCCTACGCCGCTGGCATGACGCCGACCGAATACCGCAGGCTCGTGCAGTTCGACCCCATCGCGGAGTATGCTGAGCAGAAGGGCCGCGCCGAGGGCGAGGCTGAAATGTCCGAGGTGCTGCACAACGCCGCGCGCGCTGGCGACACAAAGGCGGCGCTGGACATCCTCAAACACGTTCACAAGTGGACAGCGCCGCAGTCGGTGCAGGTGCAGGTCGAGCAGCGCATATCCATCATAGCGGCGCTAGAAGAGGCGCAGCAGCGCGTGATCCAAGGAGAGATATTAGATGCAAGTGCCGATCTTCTCAGCGGACGAGGAACAGAAGTTGATGGCGACCCTATGGTCGGCGCAGGTGAAGAACGACCCCGTGGCGTTCGTGAGGATGGCGTTTCCGTGGGGTAAGGCCGGCACGCCGCTGGAGCACTTCACAGGCCCGCGCAAGTGGCAGCTTGAGGTGCTGACCGAACTGCGTGAGCACATCCGCGAGAACGGCGGAAAAGTCGATTTTGAGACGTTCCGCATGGCCACGTCATCCGGTCGCGGAATCGGCAAGTCGGCCCTCGTCTCATGGCTCGTGATCTGGATGCTGACGACCCGAATCGGCTCGACGACCATTGTGTCCGCCAACTCAGAAGCGCAGTTGCGCAGCGTCACCTGGGCCGAGATAACTAAATGGCTATCAATGTGCCTTAACAGCCATTGGTTTGAGGTGAGCGCTACCCGCGTGCTGCCGGCCAAGTGGATCGCGGAACTGGTCGAGCGGGATCTGAAGCTGGGCACGCGCTATTGGGGCGTGGAGGGGCGGCTATGGTCGGCCGAGAACCCGGACAGCTACGCGGGCGTGCATAACTTCGCGGGCGTCATGCTGGTGTTCGACGAGGCCAGCGGTATTGATGACTCTATCTGGGCGGTGGCCAGTGGCTTCTTTACAGAGAACACTCCTAATCGTTTTTGGCTTAGCTTTAGCAACCCCCGCCGTAACAGCGGATATTTCTACGAGTGCTTCCACAACAAGCGCGACTTCTGGCGAAACAAGGTTGTTGACGCCAGAAGCGTGGAGGGAACTGATAAGGCAGTCTATCAGCAGATTATCGACGAATACGGCCCCGACAGCGCTCAGGCTCACGTCGAGGTCTACGGAGCATTCCCGAACGCATCGGATGACCAGTTCATACCGTCGTCACTGGTCATGGACGCGCAGACACGGCCGCCACAGAAGGATCAGACGGCTCCGATAATCGTCGGCGTCGACCCGGCGCGGTTCGGCGCTGATGCTACGGTCATCGCCATCCGGCAGGGCCGCGACATCATCGGCATACGTCGCTACCGGGGCGATGACACGATGGAGGTGGTCGGGCGGGTAATCGACATCATCGAAGAGTTCCGCCCAGCGCTCGTCGTCGTGGACGAAGGCGGCCTAGGCGCGGGCGTCGTCGACCGGCTCAAGGAGCAACGATACAAGATCCGGGGCGTCAACTTTGGCAGCAAGTCCTCAAGGCCCATCATGTTCGGGAACAAGCGGGCTGAGATGTGGCACGCCATGCGGGAGTGGCTGAAGACAGCCAGCATACCAAACGACCGATTCCTCAAGTCCGACCTGACCGGCCCAATGATGAAGCCCGACAGTAAAGGGACTATATTCCTAGAGAGCAAAAAAGACATGAAGGCGCGAGGATTGGCCAGTCCAGACGCCGCCGACGCTATCGCCGTGACGTTCGCGTATCCGGTGGCGCACAGGGAGGCGCGGCCCATAGACAACAGACCGCGCGTAACGTATGGTGGCAACGCAGCCTCTTCAGGATGGATGGGACATTAGATGGTATCGCTGTCAGTAGGACGTGGCGAGAAGCTGTCGACGAAAGCTGGCGCTGGTCTGACGGCCAAGGGCCGGGCTAAGTATAACGCCGCGACGGGCAGCAAGCTGAAGCCGCCGGCTCCCAACCCTAAGACCAAGGCCGACGAGGGCCGTAAGAAGTCGTTCTGCGCGCGCATGGGCGGCGTGGTCGCTAAGTCTAAGAACGCGGAGCGGGCGAAGGCCAGCATGAAGAGGTGGAACTGTGGCAAGTAAGCCTGGGCTCTACGCCAACATTCACGCGAAGCGCGCGCGCATCAAAGCCGGATCAGGCGAGAAAATGCGCAAGCCAGGCGCAGAAGGCGCACCGACAAGTAAAGCGTTCGTGAGATCTGCGAAGACAGCTAAAGGAAAACGCTAATGCCGTTAGTTAAATCGACTAGCAAGAACGCCTTCCGTAAAAACATCAAAGCGGAAGTCGCCGCCGGCAAGCCGCCGAAACAGGCCGTCGCCATCGCGTATTCGACGAAGCGCGCGGCGGCTAAGAAGCCGTCCATGAGCAAAGGCAAGTCTTGTGGCAAGTGATGATGTTGTAGCGGCCGGTAAGGTCAGC